CCGCGAATTTGGGCTGAACCTGCGGGACTACGACCGCCGCGATCAGTTCTGGCTCAAGGGTGAGAATTTATACCTAGACAATTTTGCCAAGGAAGGCTTTCATCCCATCCCGCTTGAAGAGTTGCAGTATGGCGATGCAATCCTGATGCAACTTGAATCACCGCTGCCCAATCACGCCGCCATCTACTTGGGCGACCAGTTGATCCTTCACCACCTGCAAGGTCGTCTCAGTAGCAGGGACATCTACGGCGGTTATTATTTGAAGAGCACCGCCCGCTGCCTTCGGCATGAAAGTCGTTAAGGTTTACGGCGCACTCCGCAAGAAGCTGGGTCAATGCCGTTTTGAATTTGACGTAGACACGCCCGCGCAGGCATTGAAGGCGTTGTGCGTCAATTTCCGTGGCCTTGAGAAGTGGTTACTTGATAGCGAACAGGACGGCGTCAGCTATCGCGTCACAATTGGCAAAGAAAAAATCACGCAAGATTCATCAGCGCATTTGATTCTTCCTTGGAGTGAAAGGGAAGTTTTCAGTATCACGCCTGTGATCGTCGGTGCTGGTGGTGGCACTGGTCAGATCTTGGCTGGTATTGGCTTGGTTGCATTAGCAATTTTGACGGCAGGTGTAGGCGCCGGTTTCTTGGGTGCTGGACTTGGTGCTACTTCTGGCTTTTTCACCCTTGGTGCTGCGGCTTCAACTGCAATTGGCAGCCTTGGTGCCGCTTTATTGGTTGGTGGCATTGCGCAAGCAATTTCGCCATCACCCGTTCAATCCACAAGCGTCTTAGAACGAGGACGCGAAGCTGCAAAACTTGAATCGTTCACCTTCTCGGGCATTGTCAATACTGCAAAACAAGGTTTACCCGTCCCGATTGTGTATGGCCGCGCCTACGTTGGATCAGCCGTTCTCTCCAGCGGCCTTGACGTGGATCAACTGAAATGACACGGATTGTTGGTGCTGGTGGTGGCGGTGGTGGCGGTTGTTTTCTTGGCCATACCCTCGTCAGTGTTCCCGGTGGTCAACGCCGCATTGATGAACTGCAGGCTGGCGATAATGTCCTGAGTTTTGATCACAACGGTGAACTGCATGAGGCACAAATCCTCAAGGTTCACGAGCACGAAGGTGAACGCGTTATTCGCTACACGCTCTGGGGAGGACAGCATCTTGATGCCACCCCAAATCACTGGGTTCTCAACCAGTTCAATGCATTCGTCGAAATTGACACGCTCGGCTCTGACGATTGCCTTGTTGATGCCAACGGTCACCTTCGCCCCATTGTTGGCAAAACCGAGTTCTGCACTGGTACTGTCTACAACCTGACAGTCAAAGGCCATCACACTTTCATCGCCAATGGTGTTCGCGTTCACAACGCTGGCCTCGGTCTTGGCATTGCTGGTGCTGGCGGAGGTAATGGTGGCGGCAAAGGTGGTGGCGGCGGTGGTTCTAGGACGCCGATTGAATCTGACGATTCGCTGCAATCTGTTCAGTTTGGTAGTGTTCTTGACCTACTAAGTGAAGGCGAAATTGAGGGCATTGAAAACAGCGAAAGGGGTATTTTTCTTGATGACACTCCGATTCGCGATTCATCAAATAATCCGAATTTTGAAGGTTATACGGTTGTCACACGCAATGGCACACAGGCACAGTCATACATTCCAAACTTGACTGGAAGCGAATCAGAAGAAAGCGTCAATGTTGAAATTACAAATTCAACTCCTGTTATTCGGACAATTAGTGATTCAAATGTTGATCGCGTAAGAATTACAATTTCAATTCCGGCTCTTCAGCAATTTCTTGACAACGGCGACATTGTTGGCACTTCTGTTGGATTGCAAATTCAGGTTCAATACAACTCGGGCGGTTACAACACAGTTGCCACTGACACAATTAGCGGCAAAACAAGCAACCGTTATCAAAAGGATTACGTTATTTCGTTAACTGGTGCATTTCCTGTTGACATCAAACTTGTTCGTACAACTGCCGATTCAACCACGGCAAGATTGCAAAACGAAACCTATTGGTATAGCTACACCGAAATTATTGACGAGAAACTGCGCTATCCCAACAGCGCACTGGCATACCTACGTTTTGATTCTCGGCAATTTAATAGCATTCCAACCCGTAAATATTTAGTACGTGGCATCAAAGTGCAGTTGCCCAGCAATGCAACTGTTGACACGACAACATATCTTGGCCGCGTTACCTATGCCGGTGTTTGGGATGGTACTTTTGGCGCCGCAACTTGGACAAATGATCCCGCGTGGTGCTTGTGGGATTTGCTCACCAACACCCGCTACGGAGCATCTATTCCAGCTAGCAGTCTTGACAAATATGACTTTTATTCCATCAGTCAATATTGCAATGAACTTGTAAGTAACGGCAGGGGCGGACTGGAGCCAAGATTTGCGTGCAATTTGCTGCTCAATAGCCGCGATGAGATTTATAACGTCATTCAAGAAATGGCGTCATTGTTCCGTGGCATTGCCTATTACGGTGCAGGCACACTTGTTCTCAAGCAAGACAAACCGACTGATTCGCAATATTTAATTGGTCCGAGCAATGTTGTGGATGGAATTTTTACCTATAGCGGCACATCGCAGAAGGCTCGTCACACAACAGCAACAGTTGCATATCAGGATTATGACCTGAAGGGTGAAGTCAAATATGAATACGTTGAAGATGCTGCTGCTGTAGCCAAGTACGGCATCATCAATAAAGACATCAAAGCACTGGGGTGCTACAGCCAAGGCCAAGCCCATCGTGCTGGTAAGTGGGCACTGTTGAGCGAACAAAACCTGACCGAAACCGTCACCTTCTCGGTGTCAATCGACAGTGGCATCATCCTGCGTCCTGGCATGGTGATTGATGTTGCCGATCCAATGAAGGCTGGTACGCGTCGCAGCGGTCGCGTCAGTTCAGCCACCACAACAACAATCACGGTTGATTCAACCACCAACCTTTCAGTCAATTTGGCAAACAGCCCAACAATTTCCGTTTTGATGCAAACCGGTCTGGTCGAAACCAAAACCATTTCCAGCATTGTGGGGCGAGTAATTACCGTTAGCAGCGCCTTCAGTGAAACGCCCAATCAAAATGCAATTTGGTTGATCCAAACTAGCGATATTCAATCTCAACAATTCCGCGTACTAAACGTTGCTGAATCCAGTGATGGTATTTATGGCGTGACCGCTCTCGCTTACAACGAATCAATTTACACGTCTATCGAATCGGATATCGAACTTACTTCGCGTGACATTAGCAACCTTGCCGATCCGCCCCCTGCGGTCACGGGTATTACAGGTTCTGAGTTTATTTATCAAGATGGACAATCTACATTTTCGGGCGTCAACTTAAGTTGGATTCGCCCAGATCGCGCTACGTACTATCAAATTCAATATCGAATTGATAACGATAACTGGACGCTGGCAACAACAACATCACCCAGTTTGATCATACGTCAGACCCGTCCGGGCACAATGTATGTGCAGATTCAGGCGTATAACTCGGTAAACAGAGGAAGCATTATTGCCTCTTCGCAATTAACACTTGTTGGCAAAACTGCTGTTCCCGGCAATGTGCAAAATCTCAGCTTTGAGGCAATTAACGATAACTCTGGCCGTTTGCGGTGGAATGAAACTGTAGACCTTGATGTGAGGGTTGGAGGCAGAGTCCACATTCGTCATAGCAATCTCACTGACGGTTCTGCCAACTGGAGCAATAGCGTTGACTTAATACCTGCTATAGCTGGCAATTCCACCGAAACAATTATTCCGTTGGTGGAAGGCGAAGTGCTGGTCAAATTTGAAGATGATGGTGGCCGCCAAAGTGCTAGCGAAACCAGCGTCATCATCGATTTACCTAACACTCTTGAACCACTCACGCTGATCAACCGCCGCGAAGATCAAGACACACCGCCCTTCCAAGGCACGCGTACCAATGTCTTTTACAGCGACGAATTTGATGCGTTGACGCTGGATGGTGTTGATCTGTTTGACACCGTGACTGATGTTGATGCGATGGTGACCTTTGATGTGATTGGCAATGTCGCAAGTTCCGGCACCTACGACTTCGCCACAACGGTTGATTTTGGTGACACCTTCTCGATTGATTTCAGCCGTTACTTCGTCACGCGAGGTTATTTCCCGAGCGATCTTGTTGATAGCCGTTTGGGAGATGTGGACACGTGGAGTGACTGGGATGGTGGAGTGATTGACTCCGTAAATGCCATTCTTGAACTTCGCAGTACCACGGACAATCCCAGCGGAACACCAACTTGGACGGCATGGCAACCATTTGTGAATGGCACATTCCGTGGCCGTGGCTTCCAATTCCGCACCACCCTGACCAGTAATGACGTTTCAGAAAACATCCTGATTGACGAACTGGGTTATTTGGCCACGGTTCAACGCCGGACCGATCAAAGCAATGCTGCCGTCAGTGGCACTACCGCTACAGCCGTCACATTTGCCAGCCCATTTTTTACGGGTACAGCCAGTATTGGCGGCGTGAACGCCTACCTGCCCAGCGTTGGCATCACGGCGCAAAACATGCAGGCTGGCGATTACTTCCAGGTTTCTGGCGTCAGCGGCACTGGTTTCAGCATCAGTTTCTACAACTCTGGTGGCAGCCCTGTTACCCGCGATTTCACATGGACTGCTACCGGTTATGGCCGGCAAGGCTAAACTTCTTGTATTAAAGGACGCCTGATTCGTGGCTCAGCACGATTACGTCATTGCCAACGGCACTGGAGCGGCGGTCAGATCCGACCTCAACGGTGCCCTAGGTGCCATTGTCAGTCAGAACAGCGGTGCGGTAGAACCGACCACCACTTACGCGTACATGACTTGGGCGGACACTACCGCCGGTGTCATGAAGATGCGGAACGGCGCCAACTCCGCATGGATCACGCTGTATCAGCTTGAC